ACCAAGCTCTTCTTGTAAGCAGCGATAATCTCATCAGACCAAACTTCAGGAATGAAGGTTGCTGCGGTTGTCACTGTCACGTTATTTGTACCTAAAGCCATTTTAAATTCTCCTTAGAATTAATATTTAATGTTGTGAATAATTATTTAACTCTGCCTTCAGCGTATGCAGCCATGATTTCAGTTTGCAAGGCTTCATAACGATTCGGGTCAGTCATACGTAGCCGGATAAGGTCGGCACGGCGATATACCTTCTTTGAGGATTCACCAGTTCCGCCAACGTCAACAGAAGCAGCCTTCAGGTTCTGTTTTCGAACAGTGTTTCCTGCTTCGGTAGTTTGAGCTGTTTTAGATGTACGAATCTGTTTGAAAGTAGTCAGTAATTCATCGGCTGCGGTGAAGTCGTATCCGGCATCAGCCATTGCGTACATATTAAGACGCAAGGGAGAACCTTTTACCCATTCAATAAACTCACCATCACGAACAATCTCAGCAAAATCAGGATGCTTCTTATTGAGCATTGATTGTGTCTGCATCTGCTTGAACTGTTGAGTGGCTTGCTTAGCTGCTAATACATCAGGATGACTAGCAACAGCTTTCTGAACTGCTAACTTGGGGTCTTCAAAGAAGTCAATCTCAGTTTCTTCTTTGGTGGGTGCATTTGTCTGTGTCTGAGAGAGTTTTTGCTTCAATAGCTCATCTGCTAAACGGCGTACTTCACCAACTTCTTGAGCCTGCCTGCCAATGAGCTTTTCAGCTTCTTGGTGCATACGCACAATATCTTCTAGATTCTTACCCTTGTATTTCTCGGGAATCTCAGGAGCTACCTGTGAGTTATTTTGCTCAGTCTGTTGAGTAACCTGATCGGTCTTAAAGTCCTCCGCATCGATTTCGCTTTCGTGATGCAGTTCTTCATTTTCAATTAATGCCATACCTAACCTTTCCTTGCTCCGTAGAGTTCTAAGGATTAACACAGCTTGCGCTGCTTAAAAATTTAAAATAGATTCAGAGTTGTGTCCTTAGAGGACGTTCCGTTTCTGCTCTTGTTTGAGCTTTTCAGCTCGTACCTTGCTCCACCTGTCGTAGGCATCTGGGAAGGCTCCTGAGAACCCCTCTAGATTACTTCTAGGTGCAGCGAGTACCTTGACAGCATTCATGCCGCATTGTGGGCACACAATCGCATCTACACTGTCGTCCCTCAACGCTTCGGTAACGTGATCGTTCCTACACTTAAAGTCATTCAGAATCTTCATTCTCTAACTCCTCGTATACTTGTTCACACGTATCTTTGCGCTTTAAAATCAAGTCCAATATGTCTAACTGGCCTTTACGGAAGAAGAGTTCTTGTGTGTCCGTGACCTGTGATAAATTATTGAGACTATCTTTTAACTTGTTGAGGTCTTCCATCAAGTCAGCCCACCCTTGGGTAGCCATCATCGTGAAAGAATCCTCATAATATTTCTGTAAAGCTCGATTAAGCGCCATTATATTTCTCCAAATAATCATGAAGATTAAGTAATGTTTGCTTACTGTCTTTTAAAAGACCTAAAGCCCTATTACAAGAACCACAAAGAAGGCCTCTGACTTCACCTGTATCATGATTGTGGTCTACATTTAGCTTTTTATCAATTTGGTTTTGATGTAAGCCACAACCTGCACAACAAAAATGCTGTTCTTCAAGCATTTCTGCATAATCTTCGTTTGTTATGCCATAGTTTCGTAAAAGTCTTTGATTTCTCATTTTGACTTTTACTTCTGGTTTACTGCGATATTTTTCACGAGCAGCTACACATGAAGGGTGATTTTTAGTCCGTTCTTTGCATTTTTCTTTATTCTTTTCATAGTACCGTTTATCGTACTCTTTACGCTTTTCTTTTTCTGTTTGATTAGGAGCCACTACGGTTGTTCCTTTAGTTGTTAATGTTTAAGCTTTTTGAGCCTTTGCAGCCATTTGGAACTGTGCAATGCGTTCGTTGCTCTGAATATCCTCTTGTTTGAGCATCAATTCAGTCATCTTCACACGTCGTTCAAAGTCCTTAGCTTCACCGTCCTCATCCAAGTTAGTGGACAAGGCAGCTACCACCTTAGCCTGAGCTAATTGAGGGGTAACTTGAGCTTCAACTGTGGCTTTCTGAGCATCTGCTTGAGATTTCTGTGTCTTAGCCTGCAAATCTGCAATCTGAGCCTGTAACAACTGCATTTGCATTTGTTGCTGCTGCATTTGCGCTTGCTGAGCTTGTGGATCAGGCTGGCTCATCTGATCTAAGGTAGCGATCAACTCACCACGGTTAGTCAAGGAGCTATTCTGCAAGATTCCTTTGAGGATCAGAGGTAAGACTGGTGTATTTGGCCCCAATGTCTGGAGCAAACCAATCAACTGCTGCTGTTCAAACTCTCGTGCCAAGATACCCAAGGTAGCTGTAGGGATGAAATTCATATCCACAGTAGGGTAACGCTCACTATCAAACTGCATATAGCGATAAGCAGCTTTATAGATGAAAGGCATCATGAAATCTTCTTGGAAGTTAGTCAGAGTACGCTTGTACTTCTTGATAATTCCAGCCATCGCCATAGACATACCACCAGCGGTAGCGTCACGAGGCACATTAGAGGGCATACCAGCACTGTCAACAGTACCTGTAGCCTGTAAGAGCATACGTTCAAAGTTCTGAGCTGCTGCTGCGGCATTACCGTCAGTTTGACCGAACTTGAAGGGGTATAAAATCTCACTTGGAGAGCCGTTAGTCAGGATAGCTTTTCCGGGTTTAATCTCGAACTTAGCGCCACGAGGTAAACGGGTAGCATCCATAGCGATCATAGGTGCTGTAGTGAGGGCTAAGGAGTCCATATGAGCACGCAGTTGACCATCAATGGCCTTCTGCATGTTATATGCTTTCTCTACCGTGCCACGACCCCAGAAACGACCGGGAACTGTATCGTCTTGGTAGGCGATAACAGGACGATCCTTCATCATGTAGGGGTTAGCTTCAGCTTTGAGCAAGATACCATCGTTGGCGATAACCACAATGGCTTCCACCATGTTGCAGTAGTCGTCAGCTTGAGAGCCTTCAGGGAAGATTTCCTCGTACTCTTCACCTTCAGCTTCATCCAAGTACTCTTGAGGAACTAAACCGTAGTAAGTTACCAGCTTAACCTTGTCATCTTGGTACTGTGTGATGTCTTGAGTAGGCTCTAAGTTAGAATCGTCAAAGGTTGTACCAATGTTGACCTTCTTATAGATGCCTGATTCGATGCCTTCTACAACTTTGTGCAAGGAGACATATTTCTCAATAGCCACACCCATAGCATCTTCGATAGAATCTGCGTTAGGATCGATCAGGAAGTTCTTAGGGTTAACAGGTTTGATCTTGACCGCTACACGCTCAGTCTCTTCAACACCGATAGCGGCTGCGTTGGCAATACCGGGAATGGCTTGAGTAGCTGGAGCGTACTGCTTTTCAGCTTTGACGATGATCTCACCGATACCTGTACCGTAGATTTCAGCCATCAACTCAATTTGGTCAATAGCTTTCTTAATCTTGTCTCGTTTAAAGTCTTCCATCAACTGAGCTTTTAACTGCTCAACGTCCAAGGGGTTACCGTTAACGTCCATCAGGTCATCTTCAATGTCAAAGAACTCACCTTGACCAAAGATAGCCTCGATGATCTCAGCGTGACGAGTCTCTACAGCCTGCTGAGTAGCAGGGGAGATGATACGGCTACGCTCTGATTCACGGGTCTTGTCTTGTGTGTCCCACACGCCACGGAAGATACGCTCATACTCAAGCCATAAATCCATGTAGTTACCATCACGGTAGTCACGCCACCGTGTAATGTGTTCGGTAACCCAAGAGGTAAGTTCTTTCTCACTCTCTGTGGGTTCTTCAAACGCACTGTCGTTATAGTTTTCTTCAGACATTGTTTTCCTTTAGTATCCTGCAATAGGGTCTAAAACTTCGTAATCATCATTTTCGTAGTCTTGCTGGTAGTTAGATACAGCCAATTGATCTACGTACGAAAGAGCATCAATCAAGTCATCATGTACGCCTGCTGTAGGGAACATGATCATCTGATCTTTAAATTCACCCCACTCTTCCTCGATGTTGAAGGAGACTCTACCGTGTTCCATGCGCCCTTGGAGCGACCATACAACCCTGTCTGTCTTCTTCTTGTTACCATGAGTTAAGTCTTGGATGTGTGCGTAGATGTTGTTCTTACGCATCAAGTCATTAAGGTAAGGTAGTACGGCATTCTTCAGAGCACCACGTTCAATGCCTACAGCGATAGGCTTGTAGTCACGGATACTCTTTAAGATGTGTACACAGGTTTCTCTAATGTCCCAACGTCCATGAACAATCTTGTGTACCCACCAGTTACCGTTATCCTCTAGCTTTACAATGGCAATGGCAGATTCATCCAGACGCTTCTTAGCAGCACCTGCATTCTTGCCTACCTCTTCAAAGCCAGCTAAGTCGATAGCTACTACGTACTGTCCATACTGAGGTTCTTTAGCAAGCTTGAACCAATCCTCTTTGAACAGGTCAGAACCTGCATTGTCAAAGCTGGATAAGTATTCTTGCTTGAATGCAAAGCTACTCAAGGTACGCTTAGCAGCCTCTACTTCTTTAGGATCAATAGTCTCGTTGTCCTGAGTGGTGTAGTGCCATGACTTCCACTCTTCATCTACGATACCTTCTTTGTCTTCTTGACCGAACTTGTAGATGTCATAGAACCAGTTACGTCCACTTGGAGTGGAGATAAACAAGGCTCTACCTTTTTTGTCAGACAAAGAAGCTCGAATAACCTTTTCCCAAATCTCTTGCTTAATAAAAGCACATTCGTCCAGTACCACGTAAGTAAGGGACACACCACGAAGACTATCAGGGTTATCAGCACCTCGAACAAGAATCTTCCTTCCATTAACCAGTGTTATCTCTAAGTTATTAATGTGTGAGGACTTGATGACTGGACGACCTAAGTCATGCAGCAAGTCCCAGATGATCGTACGAGCCTGTCCAAGGGTAGGAGCGATGTACATCACCGCTGAGCCTTCAGGACAGTTTAAAGCCTCAATAAGCAGCGTTACAGCAGACAATCTGGACTTACCACAACGGCGACCAGCAGCTACCACTTTAAAGCGATGGTCATCTTTAAAGACAGTCTGTTGCCACTTGAGCAGTGCAAAGTTAAGTTCAGACATCAATCACCTCATCGTCTGAGGTAGACACACTAGGTGTAGACAAACCCGTGATGTTGATACTGATCTGAGGCATGCCACCACCAGCTTGCTTATTAGCTTCAAAGGCTGAGACAGGAACAATCCTATCGACAATCAGTTTCCATGCAGCAGCTTGGTTCTTATGTTCATCATTTAGAGCAGCATCGTATATAGCCTCTAAGACCTTAGCGCTTTTAGGTGAGTTAAGCATACGTAGCTTGTACTCATTGATAATAGCAGCTTCACCTTTGGGACGACCAACTGATCTACTTTCCTTAATTTCTTTAAGCTCAGACTTCTTTGGTCTTCCAGCTTTGCGTTTACTTACAGTTTGTTCTTCATGTTCCATTTGTCTTTGTCCTTTCTAAGGGAGACAACCTTAAGGTAGATAGACAAACCATCTATGCTTAAAGTACGTTAAAGGTAACGTAGAAGTTAAGAACTTACTAAGTTAAATATTATAAGTACTTGTTGTAAGTAACTTATAGTATGTAACTTCTAAGCTTAGACATCTAGGTACGTCTACATTCGTTGTATCCAACTGTGCAGATTCGTCTTAGCAACTTAAGAGTCCATCACCTTCTTAGCTACTTTACTTACCTTCTAAGTATATTATACCACGGAAAAGCTGTTCTGTCAAGCTTTTTCTTCATTTTGTTACAAATATTTACATATGTTACATCTTACACTACTTTATGTAAGTTACAAGTCAGATAACTGCCTATCTTTTAAGCACTAATCTGTCCCCAATTAAGCCTGCACACGAAGGTTTGTCTAATCTGTCTAGTTTTCCTTGTCTGTCAACTACTTAGCGCTTTAAGTAACCCACTAATTTAGTCAACTAATAAGTCCTTTATTTACCTTTTTGTGGACGTTGTAGGCTCCCACAACAATTCTACACTATCCCTGACCCCTCCCCCCATGACTTTGCAGCGGTAGCGTTAGTCACTTGGCAACTACTGAGTCACTTTGTGACTGTTTAGTCATAATTATACTGTACTGTTCAGTCTGTTACTGACCAGTCAGTCAGTTACTGCACAGTCTATACGTAATACTACGTAGTCACTGTAGTTGCAAATGAGAATCATTCTCAATTGGGATGTGAGAGGCGATGTAGGTCGCTATAGCACACACCTATCACTCAGCCAAGTCAATAGAGAAACACTATCATTACAGTTATCCACAGGTTGTTCAAGCACTGTAAAGTTATCCACAACACAGCAACTATCATGCCTAAGTTATCCACAGGTTGTTAGTCTTATATAAGAGTTAGTTCTGTGGACAAGTAGCACTACTGGTGTGGATAAGAGTTGGCAATGGGTAAGGTAGGGCAAGGGTCGATCGTGGCTTGTAGGGCGTTTAAACGCTTCATGCACAAAGATGTAACAAAGTGTAACAAACAGGCACAAAGGTGTTGACAAGTGGATTCTGTGTGATACACTACATTCATGGAGTCGGGAAAGGCCTGACACCACAACCAAGGAAACACCATGTACACAGTCACTCTCCCAGAAGTTCAGAAGCACGTTCTCGAAGTCCTCAAGCAACGTCAGAAGGCTTTCAACAAGCATCCCAACAGCCTGAACTGGGAGCTTCTGACAGCCGCCATGCTGACCCACCAGCAAGCACAGCAACTGAACAAGGACACCAACGTACAACACTTGCTGGCACGGTTGCCTAGCCTTACAATGGGTGAATGGTTCAATGCAATCGTCCAGCACTCTACAGGCCTGACCATCCGCGAAGCATTGGCCTGACAGTACAGCCTGCTGACCCGTGACAGGGGTCAGTGGAGTGTACTGTCGCACTGAATGGAGATCAATATGGACAAGATGGAAGAAATCAAATACTCAATGTGGGCCGCTCTCATGCAGTACTGTGACCACATCGTTGACAAGGGCATTGAAGCATGGCGTGCTGGTGACGATCACGAAGCACTGATGGAGAAGATGTGCAATGATGCGAATGTAGAACCCTTCATTGTCTTTGACCACTTTAAAGAGTGCATCCGCTTCCTGTCAATACCTACTGTCACTGTCACCAACTAAGGATCATCATGTCTCAACATCAATACACATACAAGCCATCCAAGCCTGAGTCCAAGGTTCAAGAAATCATCATCACAATCGCCTGTCTCGCAGTGTTCGCCCTTTGGGGTGTGTTGCTGGCCTTGGGAGTTTAATGATTGTAGCCTGATGGGTTCTCATGCTAGAATCCATTGGAGTGCAATCCTATCGCACTAAATCCCGCCTGTGATGTACAGGCACAACTTCAAAGGTAAACCATGTCAAACAATCTCAAAAATCATGTCCAATCAATCGCTGATAACCTGACCAATCCACCAATGGATGAATGGAATGAAGGCAGGGATATTGACAGCGAGGGCGAATTCAGTGCCTTTGACTATCTCCAAGATGCCTTGGACATTGAGTACATTGTGAATAGCCGTGGCGAGTACTTAGGCGCACGGGTTCTGGTCGCCTTTGGTGGGCCTAATATCTGGGTTAACACACGTACAGGTATTGTCGAAGGTGCATGGTGGGCTGATCGTGCTGATGCTTCATTCAAGGATAATCTGGGTCTTGATGATGCATTGTCTGAGCTGTGGGCTTGCCGCTAATCAAGGGGAACATCATGCCACGCTACGAAGTCCAATTCAGAACCTCCGGTATAGTGGCCTTTAGCGCCACTGAACGAGCTATCTGTCAGCACTGGTATGAGTGCAACAACTATGGGCCTGAGATGGCCTACTGTGACCCTACAACGGGGGATATTGTCCCTGATAAGTGGGTTAAGGGTATCTGTCTCGAATTGTTTAAGTTGGTGAAGGTGTCATAATGTGGCCCTTCCCTGCCTTCCCTAATCCATTGGACAACGGACATAAACGTCCTAAATTCAACCCTGACAACCACGAGGATGCACCATTGTGACTAAGATTAAGCAATTCACCTATAAGCTCAGAGGCTGTGAATGGTATGGCCTCTGTGAGGTTCAATCCATTGAGTCCCTGCCCTTAATCGTTCGATGCACTGACCTGTACCTTGAAGGATACAAAGATGATAACCCTCCAGACATGAGGGATATTGTAGACTACCAAATAATCCTTGACATTGAGGATATGGTTAGATTGGAGGCTGAGAATGCCTAAGCTAAGCCATTGGGTTGTCTTGTTGGTAGTCATCTTAGGTTGGTTAACGGGGAGTTATTATGATTCGTTGGCTACTTAACCTAATCCTACCTTCACGAAAGCCTCTAGGAAGGCTTTAAACGGGCCTACAACGGCCTCAAATGAATCAACTAATGGCTACATAGCCAAAGGAGTTAATAATGCACTGTGTGATCTGTGATAAGAACTTGAAAGACCATGAATCTGTGCGTAGGCATGGCATTACAGGGGAATTCTTAGACCTATGTGATGGATGTCTGAGGGAGATACCGGGATTACCTACCAAGGGAGGACAAGGGTTAGGCACTGCTTCGGACCCGTTTGAGGACACAGGGGAGACTGAGGAGGTAGACTCTGTTACAAACTGTTACAACTTAGATGATGAGGATCATTGACAGTTGACCAACGAGTGGTATAATTACTATAGAGACTAAGACATTTCATAGATGTTAACCTACTAACAGATACTTAGTAAGATACATCTTTATGTCTTAACTCTATAGTCCTTTAAAGTCTATATATGAGGTGTTAGAAATGAGTGAATTGTCTATGGACATGATGACCCATGAAGATGATGTCTTACAGTTTGAATGTTGGTATCATTCCGTTATGGATGATGTCGCTAGTCTTATACGTGCCAATGGCTACGATAAGATCATGTATGACATACAATGTGCAGTAGCACGAATGTCTAAGGAAGATACACAATGATTGTCTCCTTGTTCCTTGGTGTCTTAACACTTATTAAGGTGGTACTTAAATGAGCAAGAATAACCCTTTTGGCTTAGTTGTTAACGTTGAGAATGCTAAGTGTGTCGTTGAGTTTGATGTCATTGGTGACAGTGAGATCAACTACGAGACATGGGAAGTGTTCTACAACAGGCGCTTTAAAGGTGACTTGAAGCAACAGCTAAAGCCTGACACATGGGTACAGGTCAATGACTTGATCCATGATAAGACTTGGGAGTCCATTGAAGACCAGATTAGGGCACAATGGTCAGACGTTGAGGAACAACAGAGGGCGTATGATGAGCACTACTAAGCGAGATACGATAGACATGGCCCGTGAGGCTGATCTTGTTTACTTCAGTAATGGACGTTGGTGGATGGATGCTGGTGAACTAGGTGATGAACTCAAAGCCTTTGAAGCCCTTGTTCGTGCTGATGAGCGTGAGCAAGACATTCAGCGACTAAGCGCACTGGTACGAGCGCAGCAGATCACCATTGATAAGCTGGAAGCACAGCAGGAGAAAAACAGTGACTAGCAAGTTCCTCAAACACATAGCCTGTGAGCACTGTGGAAGCAAGGATGCAGGTTCTCTGTATGACGATGGACACACGCACTGCTTCAGTTGTGGTGTAACCGAGCACGAAGGTGCTTATGATGAGCGAACGGTAATGAGGGACGCAGTAGCGCCTACAAAGAAAGCACCTATGGAAATTAAAGGAACATCTAAATCAATCCCTGAGCGGGGTATCTCTCAGGCAACCTGTGAAAAGTATGGAGTAACAACAGATGGAAACAAACAGTATTACCCTTACCATGACGGAGCAGGAGCTAGAGTGGCTGTTAAGCAACGTGATATACCCACTAAGAACTTCTCCATTAGCGGAGACTTCAAAGGAGCAACTCTATTTGGTCAATCTCTCTTTCACACCGGAGGCAAAGCTATCACCATCACAGAAGGAGAACTTGATGCTCTCGCAGCTTTCCAGATGCAAGGGTCTTTATACCCTACAGTGAGTATCCGTAACGGTGCTCAGGCTGCTTTAAAGGACTGCAAGGCTAACTATGAGTGGATCAATAGCTTTGACTCAGTGGTTATCTGCTTTGATGGTGATGAGCCGGGAAAGAAAGCTGCTAAGGAAGTTGCTGAACTGTTCGGTAACAAAGCCAAGATCATGCAGTATAAGGATGGTTACAAGGATGCTTGCGAGTATCTGATTGCAGGAGCTACCAAGGAGTTCATTAACGCATGGTGGAGGGCTAGTCCTTATGTCCCTGATGGTATTGTTAACGCTGCTGATCTCTGGGAGGAAATCTCCAAACCAGAGCCGATTGCAGAGGCACAATACCCTTGGGAAGGCTTGAACAAGCTCTTGTATGGTATCAGGCCAGCAGAGTTGATTACAGTTACCGCAGGCAGTGGCTTAGGTAAGAGTCAATTCTTGCGTGAGATACTGTATAATCTCTTGAAGACAACTAGCTGGAACATTGGTGGACTCTTCCTTGAGGAATCTACCCGTAAGACAGCACGGAGTATCATGTCACTGCACGCTAACAAGCAGTTACACTTGCCTGATACACCTACAACTGAACAGGAACTTAAAGATGCTTTTGATGCTACTCTTGGCAGTAACCGCATTTACTTGTTTGACCATTTCGGCTCAAGTGATGTGGACAACATTTCTAATCGAATCCGATATATGGCAAAAGCTTGTGATTGTAGGATTGTATTCTTGGATCATATTTCTATTGTTATTTCTGGTCAAGACAACGGCGATGAACGCAAAGCTATTGACAACATGATGACCAAGCTACGCACACTGGTACAGGAGCTGAACATCACCTTGATCTGTGTGAGTCACCTGAAACGACCACAAGGCAACCAAGGACATGAGGATGGGGGTAGTGTGTCTCTGTCTCAGTTGCGAGGCTCAGGTGCTATTGCACAGTTGAGTGATGCAGTGATCACGTTGGAGCGTAATAGCATGGCTGAGAACGAGAGTGACAGGCACTTGACAAAGGTGGCAGTGGCAAAGAATCGCTACAATGGCGAGACTGGCCCTGCTTGTAAGCTACAATACAACAGCTATACTGGACGTATGGTTGAAGCTGAAGAGGAAGCATTATGACAGCATGGCACGGAGGTAAAGGCTCAGGTAGCCGACCAAGGCAGGTGAGCAATGAGGACTATGCAAACCGATGGGATGCTATCTTTCAGCGAGATAAGCCACCGGAAGAGCCTGTCAAAGAGGAACCTGAGAAGGATGACAAAGATGACCATTGAGCACTTAATCGTAGGCGCTACCGGAGTAGGATACCTGATCGTAGGTGTGCTACAATGGAGCAAGGGAGAAGTCTCTAACGGGATGATCTGGACAGGGTATGCCTTTGCTCAGATCGGGTTGTGGCTTAACATTAAATGAGGAAGAAGATCATGCCTGACATCTCAATGTGTAACGATTACTCCTGTCCTAAGTTTGACCAGTGCTACCGAGCACAGGCTAAACCTAGTGAGTATCGACAGAGTTACTTTATGAACTCTCCTCGTGACAAAGATGGATGTAATTACTTTTGGCCTCTGGAAGAAACAAATGAGAATAGTACTGGACATCGAAACCAATCTAGCACATGACCAAATATGGTTGTGCGTTACTAAAGATATTGACACAGGAGAAGTACGCAGATGGAAACATCCAAATGGCCTAAACGACTATCTAAGCAAGGCTACGTTGTTGGTGGGGCACAATCTTATATCGTTCGATGCAGTGATCCTCAATCGTATCTGGAAGACGCAGATTCATTTGAAGAACATCTACGACACACTCATAGTAAGTCGTCTGTTAGACCCAAGCAGGGAGACAGGACACACTCTCGAAGCATGGGGTCAGACACTTGGTTTCCACAAGATTAACTATGCTGCTGTATGGCAGTGGATGATGGACAGGAAGGAAGAATATGCAGGAGAGTGTTTCGATAATCCTATTGATAGCCTTCTTGAGCATTACTGTGTTAGGGACGTTGAAGTTACTGCTAAGCTTTATGTTCGGCTTAACAGTGATGTGGCTGAGAAGCAGTTTAGCCAAGAGAGCATCGACCTCGAACACAAAGTAGCATCTATAATCTCGGAGCAGGAACGTAATGGATTCAAACTCGACCAACCATATGCCCAAGTGTTACTTGCTGACATCAAGTCAAAAGTGGCAGGAATATATGAGCGAATGCAACAGAGATGGCCTCCTGTCACTGTTGAACGACACTCTGACAAAACAGGAAAGAGACTCAAGGACAGCGTGGTTACTTTCAATCCGGGATCAAGACAGCAGATCGGACAGCGACTGAAGGAGCTTGGATGGAAACCTAAGGAATTTACCGAGACAGGTATTCCTAAGATTGACGAAACTGTGCTTGCAGGTGTTAAGATACCGGAGGCTCAGATCATTGCTGAGTACCTGATGCTACAGAAGCGAGTTAGTCAGATAGAATCATGGCTTGAGGCTATCGGTAAGGACGGTAGGGTTCACGGTAGGGTTATCACCAACGGTGCTGTTACAGGCCGGATGACTCACAGTAGCCCTAACATGGCTCAGATTCCCAATGCAGGTTCCATCTATGGGCCTGAGTGCAGGGAGTGCTGGACTGTAGAGGATGGTAATGTGTTGGTAGGTTGCGATGCTTCAGGTCTGGAGCTTCGTATGTTGGCTCACTATATGAAGGATGAAGATTATGTCAGAACTGTCTGTGAGGGATCATCTAAAGATGGAACAGATGTTCATACAGTTAACCAAAGAGCAGCAGGACTCGCTTCTAGAGACAATGCAAAGACTTTTATCTACGCCTTCCTCTATGGTGCGGGAGATGCGAAGATTGGTAGCATTGTGGGAGGCAGTGCAAGAGATGGAACAAAGCTCAAAGCCAAGTTCCTCACGCAAACACCGTCCCTCGCTAAACTTCTTGAACGAGTCCGAAAGCAAGCAGCAAAAGGGTGGGTTCCCGGACTTGATGGGCGACGTATTTGGGTTCGGTCAGAGCATGCCGCCCTCAATTCGTTACTCCAAGGTGCAGGAGCCGTTGTGATGAAGAAGGCTTTGGTCTTGTTCGATGATAAGGTTAAAGCTAACAACTGGCCTGTTAAGTACGTTGCCAATGTTCACGACGAAGCACAGCTAGAATGCCCTAAAGATATTGCTGAAGAGGTTGGTAAAGCCTTTAAACAGAGTATCATTGAGGCAGGTGAAGCTTACAACCTACGATGTCCTCTCGATGGAGAGTACAAAATAGGAAGAAATTGGAGAGAAACTCATTGACATTACTGAAAAGTAGTGTACAATATACATATGGGCCTATGGTGAAATAGGTAGACACAGGAGACTTAAAATCTCCCGCTGCAAAGCGTACCTGTTCGAGTCAGGTTAGGCCCACCAAACATGACAGCACGGAAAGACGGCATAACATTTAAAGGAAATTAAATCATGGATAACAAACCAGTCAAAATCGCAGGTCAACTCTTCTGGGCTAACTGGATGAAGGAATTCAATACCAAGTTCAACGAAGACAACACCAAGTATGAGTGTACAATCGGTATGCTCTCTGACAAGGCTTGTGAGGCTCTTAAAGAGCAGGGTATTGTGATCAAGAACAAGGACACAATGGGTAACTACATTGTTGGTAAGTCAAAGTTCCTGTTCGAGCCTATGGACGCTGAAGGCAACGATATTGACATCAGCAAGATTGGTAACGGTACTAAGGTAACAGCTCTGGTTGGTTCATACCGCCACAAGATGTCAGCTAAGTTCGGTGCTGCTCCAAGTATCAGCAAGATCATCGTGACAGACTTGGTTGTATACGGCGGTGACGCTGAAGGTGATGATGACTCAGACATCCTGTAAATAAAGCTTGACATTCTCTCTCCAATGTGGTATAATACTGTTTTGTTTATATTGTATTGGAGATGAAATGAAAGCTGAACGCAAAATTACTAAGCGAGATGACAAAGGACGAGTGTTAGAGTACACGTTCCTTGTGGACGGAAAAGAAGTTCCTCAAGGGCAAAAATACTGTAATGCTTGTTCCTCTATCAAAGATATTTCACTTTTTTCTACACATGGGAATTCATGTAAAGAATGCGCTAACGCCAAAGCTAGGGCGTTTTATAGCAAAGCTAAACAAGATTCTGAATGGGTCAAGGAAAGAAATGAAAAGACTGCTCGTGATGGTATTGAAAAGAAACAAAGAGCTGTAGATTATATGGGTGGTAAATGTCAAGACTGCGGTGGAAAGTTTCCACTTCCTGTATATGAATTCCATCATTTAGACCCTACAGAAAAAGAACATAACTTAGGAAATATCTTGCGTCGAAAGAATTTTTCTGAAATTGAGAAAGAACTATCAAAGTGCGTTCTTCTCTGCGCGAATTGCCATCGCATCCGTCACTTTGAAGGAGGTAAAAATGAAGTCAAATGATCCTAAGATTGCGCTAGTGGACGCTGATTTCCTTTAGCTTGTCTATCGTATTGGATTCAGTACGGATGATGAGCCAGTTGGCATCGCTAAGGCACGGTTAACGGAGTGGTTAGAAGACTTTATCTATGTGAATCTTAAAGCTGACGATTACAAAGCTTGGATTACAGGTAAATCTAACTACCGTTACGACATTGCCAAGACAGTACCATACAAAGGCAACCGTAAGGATGTACTTAGACCTAAGCACTACGAAGCCCTAAGGGAGCATCTAGTCAAGCGTCATGGTGCTATTCTAACGGTTGGTGAAGAAGCTGATGATACCGTAGCCATTGCATCTACAGACTTGTTAGACAAGTGCTGGATAGTGCATGTGGATAAGGACTTGGATCAGCTTCAAGGGTGGCATTACAATCCTGTGAGAGATGAGAGATACTATGTCGATGAGTTCACAGCGTATAAGTCGTTTGCAACGCAACTTCTCACTGGAGATAGGATTGACAATATTCCGTGCTTGGCAGGCATTGGCCCTAAAAAGGCAGCTAAAGCTCTCCAAGACGCAAAGACGAAAGAAGACCTCTTACGTTGTGCGTGGACGAAGTATGAAGAATTGGGACATACGATGGAATACTTTACAGAACAAGGACAGCTCTTGTGGCTAAGACGTTATGAAGGAGAACTATGGCAACCGCCAAGCAAGTTGCAATTAAGTACGGATTCCGTAGTGGACTCGAAGAAAGAGTAGCTGAACAACTGGATCAGTTAGGTATTGAATACACGTATGAGAAGGTCAAGCTTAAGTACATCAAGCCTGCCTCTCAACACGTATACACACCTGACTTTGTACTTGCCAATGGTATCATTGTGGAGACTAAAGGGCGCTTCCTAGCGCCTGATCGCCAGAAGCATATCTTGGTTAAGCGACATAACCCAGACTTGGACATTAGATTTGTGTTTAGCAACTCTAATGCCCGGATCAGCAAGACTTCTAAGACTACCTACGCTATGTGGTGTCGTAAGAATGGGTATCAGTTCGCTGATAAGACAATACCTGAGGAGTGGTTGAATGAACGTTGAATTGATTAAAGAGAATGAAGATGGCAGTGCCAGTTACTCCTTTGACTTAACAAAGGAGGAAGCTGAGTCGCTACTCCGTCATGGTATCTTGGAAGCTATCAAAGCAGGTATCAAAGCAGGTGATCTATTGAAAGTGGAAGGTGAAGATGTCAACGGTTAAGGTAATCTGGTCAACACCTGAAGGCGAAGACCTAATCGCTTACATGGCTCGGGTGTCAGCGCCTGAGAATCAAGGCAATAAGGACACTGGCCCTAAGCTTGTGAAGTATCTGATCAAGCATAAGCACTGGAGTCCTCTTGAGATGGTCAACGTGTGTATGGAGATCGAGACTACCCGTGACATTGCACGGCAGATTCTGCGACACCGTAGCTTCTCCTTCCAAGAGTTCTCTCAGCGGTACGCTGCTGTTCAAGGCTTTGAGTTGTCTGAGGTACGCCTACAGGACACAAGGAACCGACAGAACAGTATTGAGGTAGGAGATTCTGAGTTACATAGTTGGTGGTTCCAAGCACAGAAGCGTATCCGTGATGATGCAGAGTTTGTGTACAATATGGCTCTTGCCAAAGGAGTTGCTAAGGAGCAGGCTCGTAAGCTGTTACCTGAAGGAATGACGATGAGCAAGATGTACATGAATGGTACACTGCGTAGTTGGCTTCACTATGTTGATATTCGCTGTGATGCGGCTACGCAGAAAGAGCACCGAGAGGTTGCTGAGAAGTGTCGTGATGAGTTAACTAAACTGTTCCCTAACGTGATGGAGGCTATGAATGTCCCGAATTGATCAAGTTGAAGACCTGTTAGATGAGTTTGATTTCGATAAGGTCAAAAAAGTTATGGACTGCCTTGAGTGGGTATACCATAATACTAACGGCAGTGAGGTAAGTATTGGAGAGCTTCGCAAGATGGCACGTAGGCTACTTACCTATGCGTATGAAGCTTCTCCTAATCTTAACTACGAGACTAACTGTGGCGGCTTTCATGTAGAGCGAACTATGTATCCCGGAGATGCTGTTAAGTATCTGACTTTGAAGTTTGTAGTAACTGATTGGAGCAACCCATGCTATTGAATGAATATCAAGAACTAGCGTTTAAAACAGCACTAGAGTCCGCTAAGAACCCTGCTTACATGGTTGCTAACCTTACCTCTGAAGCAGGTGAAGTTGCAGGTAAGTATGCCAAGTGGATTCGTGATGGTGTGTTGGACGAAGCAGGAATGCAAAAGGAAGCAGGTGACGTACTGTGGCAGATCGCAGGTCTGTCTACGGTGATGGGGTGGAGCTTGGCAGATATTGCCAGCCAGAACTTACGTAAGCTTGCAGCACGACAAACAAACAATACCCTGAGTGGTGGAGGAGATGAGCGATGATTGATCATGATGAAGCAATGCAAACATATGGCTTTACGTATACAGATTGTGATGGTAAAGTGTATACTAAGACAATCAGCACACCGGGAGCTACTTGGTCAGAGTGTTTGAATGACTATGTACGTTTCTTGGAATCTGTGTTCCAATATGGGATCATGGAGAAGGTTCGGTTACAGGAGCCTATCTGGTTAGCTGCTATGTACGAACACCATCACGACTATCTTGATCCTTGGACAGGTGAGTATTTCACCTTAGAGGAAGAAGTTGGCCCTGATAACTTGGCAGAGTGGTAAGCATGAAGATATTAGTCATCCCTGACGCTCAGGTCAAAGAAGGAGTTCCTTTGGAGCATCTTGAGTGGGCAGGGAAGGCTATCTGTGAGTATCGTCCTGATGTGGTGGTGAACATTGGGGACTTTGCAGATATGCCTTCTTTGTCTACGCATGATGTTAAAGGGTCTAAGTACTTTGAAGGTCTTCGGTACAAGAAAGATGTAGAGGTTGTTAAGGAGGCTATGAAGAAGCTTCTGAAACCTCTGCGGGACTTGCAGAAGACTCAGAAGGAATCCAAGCACAAGGTCTACAAGCCTAAGCTAATCCTAACTCTAGGTAACCATGAGAATCGTATCAACCGAGCTGTGAACAACAATCCTACGTTGGAAGGTTTGATCAGTGTTAAAGACTTAGACTATGATAAGGACTGGGAAG